GTAAGTCCTAATGATAGACTACTTGGCTCATCGCAATTCGGCGGTGGGTTCAAGTAATCTAATACCAATAATTAAAACCAAAAATGAACAACCTAAAAGAAGCAACCGCCACTACACTTTCAATCCACGATGAGATTGATACACGCCGCCTCCCTCACGAGGTTCGGATTAAACATGATGCAGTTGGGCAGTGCTTACGTTCATTGATTGAATTACTTGACAATGAACTTCGAGCATCCGAACCAACCACATAATCCAGAAGCGGAGCAACGTCTCCTAGCTACCTGCCTCCGTGACGGGGACACAACCGTCTACGATGAGGTCAATCCATTGCTTGATTCCGAGGACTTCTTTGTCTTCAAGAACAAGCTTGTTTACCAGGCCATTGGCGAACTCTGTAACAAGGGCAAGCCATTGGACGAGGTATCCCTTCACGAGCATTTAAAAGCCACTGGTGGGGCTGATGAGGTCGGAGGCATGGCTGGCATATATGCCATCATGGAAGGAGCTTCTACGATGTCCCAGGCGGTCTTCTTTGCCAAGACAATAGTAGAGAAGTCCCGACTCCGTTCACTTCTGCGCTCATGCCGTATTGCGGCAGAACAGGCAGAGAATGAATCCCCTACTTACGATGAGATTCGCAGCACCCTGGAGGCCGAGATAACAGCCAAGCCTAAGCTCAGTATCAATACCGCCAAGATTTCCACCAGCACGGAGGAAATTAAGAAAGAGATTCAGTTAATGAAGGACGGTGAATTTACCCCTGACGTTATACGAACTAACATCGGTAGACTGGATGACTTCCTTGGCAATCGGGGAATAGCGGCTGGCGAAGTGCTGACCCTTGGCGCACCAACGTCATGTGGTAAATCCGCTTGGGCTTTGTTCGTGGCTTTGAACGCAGTCAAGAAGGAGGAAAAGGCTTGCGCCATATTCTCGCTTGAGATGCCGCAGAAACAACTGACTAAGCGTATGACCCAAATCATTTCGGGGGTTAATATCAGAACCATACAGGAGCGCACAGCTACCCCTGCGGAGAGTAAGCGTGTTGATGATGCGGTACATGAACTCGGCGAGATGCCGATTTATACATCGCATAGTGTCAAGAGTGCCGATGACCTAGTTAGCCAAGCTCGCTCATTCGTTAATAACCACGGGGTCAAGATGGTAATCGTGGACTACCTGCAGTTAATTCCATTTAACTCAAACAAGATGGGCAAGTCCGAAGGCATCGCCAACATCTCACACAAGATTAAACAGATGGCTCTGGATTTGAACATAGCTGTTATCCTTCTGGCTCAGGTCAATCGGGAGGGCGCAAAGCGTGGACCTCTGGAGTTATATGACCTCAAGGATTCTGGCGACATCGAGAATGATGCTGACGTTGTTATCCTCATGTATCCGTCCAAGGGTAGCGTGGAGGAATCCAAGGACCAGGACTACCGAGGCTCTTATACCAGCCTCAGTTACAAACTAGCCAAGAACAGAGAGGGCGAGCGAGGTATCGGTTGCTTCTTTAAGTTCTATCACTGCACAGGGAGATTCGATTAATATGACTACACAAACAAAGACCAAATCAAAGACAATCCAGGTCAACGGATACCCCGTTACCTGTCACTCGGACGGAAGCATTAACCTTATCGATAATCGCACGGGGAAACCTCGACGTTCCTTTGGCAATACCTGCGGCAACAAATACAGGGTGAGAAGGGTTGGAGGAAAGACAACACTTGTTCATCGCTTGATTGCCATAGCCTTCCACGGAAAGCCCCAGGATAAGATGGACGTTGACCACATTAACGGAAACAGGTCCGACAATAGGCCAGAAAATCTTCGATGGACTAACCAATCACAGAACCTTCGGGGCGCAAGGCGTATTCATGGCGCACTCAATTACAGAGGGGTGGACACAAACCGAGGTCGATACAGAGCTAGGGTACTAGGGAACCATGTCGGTTCATTTGATGCCGAAATCGAAGCCGCCGAACGCTTTGATGATGTCGCATTCCATCAGCACAACTTCCCGATTGAGGGACTAAATTTTCCACAGCGTATACTTGACAAGATAGCCAAGAATGATACAGATAAAAGCATGACAAGTGAGCCAGAAAATATCGAGCGCATCCAAACACAGATTGAAATGATTCGACACGAATCCCGCATTCTTTCCTACCGCATTGAGCGTATGCAGGAACAGCGTAAGGGTCTATCGGAAGAGAAGCGCAATCTTAAACACAAACTCGAAACCCTTAGTGTAAAATAGTTACGTGTTAATTTCAGAGGTAAGCTCACGGAGTAATCCTGAGCGGGTGGGTATTTGTTTTCCTTCCTTATTAAATCCTTGCGTAAACGTAAGTCTCGTCCCCTTTTAGGTGGGGGGCGGGGCTTTTTACTATTTGGTAATTGCGCTTTTCAGAGATTCCGTCTCAAGTATCATGCGCTCGACACTTTTGGTAAGGATTCGCTTGTCACGCATCTCCTGAAGATAAGCAGGTATCTGCTCACGGGGCATCTCCTTGAGGCGTTCAGCAATAGTACGCGCTCTAGCCATCACACTAGCGCCCTTGAGCCGCTTGTCAAAGGATGTAATCCCAGCGGCATCGTCCTTGATAAACTGGTCAATTCGGCGAACTACCGATTCAGTCACCTCAGGGTCAGCCTTGGCGTCATCAAGTATCCGTCTGCGCTCTGCATTAGTTGTTGCTTTTGCTAACTGTGATGTGTACTTGCTTGTTATGCGCTTGACTTTCTGTCGGGATGTGTTCTCGGCCTTCTCGATATTATCCAGGGATTGCTTTTCGTTGGTACGGAACTCAAAGGCTGTCGGATAGGTTTCACCGTAGAATCTACGCAAAATTGGAACCTGATTAGTGCTGATTCTTTTGCCATTCCACAAACTTGAGGTCACATCAAAGAGTCTTTCAACCGTTTTACCAGGTCCTCCAGTATACGTCTGGTACAAGTGCAACATATTAGCTGGCGATACTTCATATCCCATGTCAGCTAACTGTTCGGCGATACTCAGAGCTAACTCACCACCCTGTGTTCTAGCCGTCCAAGGATGTATCTTCTCCACATCGGATATGTTCTCTGACTCCATCCAAGAGGGACGTATGTCCCGACCTAGGCCATCCTTGTTCTCGGCAATCTCCTGAATTGGGCGAAGGATAGTGGGTGTCAACGAACCGCCCATCGGATTGTAGGAATCAATCGTGTTCTTGGCTAGCGTTTGGGCTAACTCAGCACCACTGACCGTATCATCGCCAAAAATGATTCTCTGTGCGGTATCCGCAGCTATCTTGAACGGAACCATCGAATAGCCAATCGGAATCGAAACATATTTGAGGCTGCCGTCTGCATTCTTTCCAGTAACAAAAGTAAAGTGCTTGTTTAGCTTCCATTCGGGAATCTTTTCCCTGTAATCGGGGTCAATGGATTTATTGTATTGGTCAACAGCTAGGGATATGCCAGTAAGCCCAGTCATTACCGATACCGCGACCTTTGGATTTGACATACTGCGAAGAAAGTTTTTAGCACCCTGAATCGCAGGATTACTGAACAGATAAAGCGCACGAAGCGTATCACCCTGTGAACCCTGCAACCGTGGGTCAAAAGAACTATTCCGTGCAGCAAAGGCAGCCTGGTCAGCCGTCATTCCAGATGCACGACCTCTTCGGTAAGTGGCAAAACGGGTTGCGTTTTCAAACACATCATTGATGCCATTAACCAGATTGATGAACGTCTTGGCCTTTTGGGAGGTGGGTTGGTCTAACTTTTTAGCTAGTTTTGCGATATTCTCCTCAACGTCCTGCACCGTGCTGAGGCCTAGACCTCCAGTGGAGCCACCCGAATCAACAAACTCCTTGTAGATTTTATCCAACTCGATTCCACGTTCATCGGTAGCTTTTATACCGCGAAGGTTTCTCTGAATGGTATTCATGTCGCTACCAATAGTCGTGAACGGGTCAAGGGTTTTCAATGCTTGTCCGAATGGCATAACCCGCATATTATTAACAAATGCCTCAGAGCGGTCGCGGATAAGATTGGGGGCGGCGAACTCAGGGCTGAATCGTGTGTACAGTCCACCAACAAATCTATTGTAGGCCAAGAGTCCCTTCATGATTGCTCCCACGGCGGCTTTGTTCTGACCCTTCATAGCGGCGGCCAGCTTGGGGTCCTTGAACTCAACAAACAACGGTTTGCCATTCTCAAAAACCGTCAGCGCATCTCGGTCGGCGCGTTCGTAGATTGGAACATTCTTTGATTTAACCTTCTTGCCAGCAGCCCGAAGTGCTTCGGCCTCTGCCGATACATCCTTGACTTGTCTGCTGCCGATAACCTTGGGCTTTCTTGCAACCGCAACATCTGCCGCAACATCAGGATTGTTTCTGATTAGTTTCACAAAGGCTTGATTTGCCTTGTTTACTTCAGCCCTCCTTATGGATTGAATTAGGTTTTCGACAATGTTTTGGGATATTGCCTTAACTTCAAGTTCAGAACCCTTAGCTCGGCGAACACCTGTTGAAAGGGTTTCATATCTGCCACCACGACCCGTAACGCTGGACGCAACGTCACCTAGTTCATCTGTTTCCATGATACGATTCAATGGAACATAGTCAGGGAACTGTTTGCGTAACTTAGCTGCATCATCGGAAGATATAAGTCCACCATCCTCGATGGTGTCCAGGATGCGCTTTGATAAATCCCTGCGTGATTCAATTACCTCCTTTAAGGCTTCGTCCATTTTTGAACCCTCAAACTTTTCAACGATACCTTCTAGTTCCTTAGTGCTTCGTCCAGCAGCCCCATCGCCTCCGAACTTGGCTCTGTTGGCTTTATTGTAAGCGATGCCGTGCTTGGCGTACAGATATTCATTCACGGCACGGGACAAGATTGGTACTTCGGAGTCAAGCTCCCTAGCTTTACTTGCAAGGAAACCAGCATCTAGCTTAATTAAATCCTGAACCTCATTCTGCTTTGTGGACAATTTCTCTTCTGCTAATCGGCGTTGCAGGTAGAAGTCCATTTCATCAGAAGAAACCTTGAGGGGGGCGTTTTTGTTTTGGAGTTGACCACCTGCTACTATATCCTGAAGGGCTTTTGCCCTCGCAAGGGAATCGCTATATTTTTCACTTATGCCCAGTCTAATCTCCTTAAAGTTGTCACGGAGTGCATCTTCGTACTCCTTACCAGTACGCTCGATACCATCAACCAGAATCTTTGCATCGGGGTCGCCCACCTTGTAGGCTTCACTCAGGTCACGGGTTGGCATACCTCCGTACTTGGAGTAAGCCTTGCTGAATGCTTCACCACTCAATCCTAGACCAGCACCTAATGCTGCTCCAGTCAGGCCAGCCTGTGTTAGTTCTTCGGAGGTTGGCAGTCTTCCTTCATCAATAGCTTTCTCTGCCACTTGTGCGCCAGTTGAAATACCTGCGCCAGCACCAGCTTGTCGAGCAACTGCACTAGCAAGGGACTTCCCTCCTTTAGCTCCAGGGATAAGGTTAATCAGAGCGTCAGCCACTACTTGTCCGTAGCTTATCGGAGCATCGGGGTTCAGCATTTGCTGTCTAAGTATCGAACCAGATGCCCCAGAACCTAATCCACCCACAACGTAACCAATAGCTGTACCAACGCCAGGAGCGATAGCAGTACCAATAGCAGCACCAGCTAAGCGTCCACCTTCGGACACAGCGATGTCAGCCCCAAAAGCAGCACCGTATTCAATGGCGGTATTTCTACCAGCCTTTGCTTGAAGTTCCTTCAGGCGTTTTTCCTGCTTAGGTGTCAAGCGTGATACGGCTGTACCAGCAGCCTTGGCTTGAAGTTCTGCGAGCCTAGCTTCTTGTTCGAGTGAAAGTGCCATGAGTTACTGACCTCCTTGTAAACGTAGTAATTCAGCCAGTTCCTCTTGTTCTGATTGTGTTAATGCCTTGGCTAACCTTTCGCGCTCCTGCGCTTCCATGACGATTCTTTGTCGAGCAGATAAGGTTGGTCCCGCAATCTCTTCTTGGACTTCTTCTTGGACCTCGACTTCGGGTTCTACTACTGGCTCCGTGAGGGGCGGTGTAGCCCCCTCTCCGCCTGGGGTTTCTCCCGTTTCGCCAGAAAGAACGATGTCCTCAATTTTACTAACTTCACCTTCGGCTACCTTCTTAGATGCTCCAGGATAGGCCCTTTTAAGTGCATCCTCGACAGGCATCCCCTGGTCTATCAAGAATAAATAGTTTCTTTGTGCTGTAGTAAGTCTGGGTTCATCCTCACTTAATACTTGAACCTGACCACGGCTTGTTCTGACGGCACGAACCGCATCCTCACCTTCTCCCAATGTAATAATCTCAGGTTGGAACTGTTGGCTCTCTGCTTCGATTTGCATTAGCATATTGAGAGTTGGCTGGAACTTGTCACCAAGTGACTTTCGGGCAACTGCTGCTGTTTCCGCATCAACAATTCCTATTTCCCGAAGGGCTGCACCCATTGGAGAGTCAGGCTTTTGAGAGATTCCGACAAGCACTTCATCGAAGGCTTTGTCCTGGGTTGCCTTTTCTTTCTTTTGGCGGTTTTCTGCAATCGCGCCACCTACTTGTGCGCCAAGGTTAGTCAACGCCTGTCCAGTAATCATACCAGCACGGGCGAATCCGCTTACGTCTGCTCGTCCCAGTTCTGGGCGTACTTGTGTTCCTGTTTGAAATGCCATAATGTTTTAAAGTCCTCCGAATGCTGTTCCTATCCCACCGAATAAACCACCAAGCACTGAGCCACGACCCTGTGCCTGTGCTGCTGCAAACTCAGTGTCCTGCGCTCTTTGCGACAGTGCTAAGTTGATGCCCACGTTGGGGTCAAAGAGTTGTGGTCCAATTGGTTGGCCAGCCAGTCCAGTTGCCTGTCCTAGTGTTTGACCACCCAGTTGAATAGCTTGTGAGGGACGACCAAGGATAGTCATACCCAAGTCCCCAGCCATTGCACGTTGCTGTCCGAATGCACCAGCACCAGCCTGACGAGCTTCTTGACGAAGGGCTGACTTGAACTGTTCGCGTCCGAGTAACTCGGCGGCAATCGAGGACTCATCCCCGATACGGCCACGGGCCAATGAACCAGCACGAGCGGCTTGCTCTGCCATGCGTCTGCGCTCAGGTGATAGTGGACCAGCTGCTTCTCCAAACAAACTAAGGGCTTGCTGTTGGGCTGCGTCAGCTAGGGCTGCGCTACGTGGGTCAGCCGCACGATAAGCCTCGGTGACCTGCGGGGCGAACTCCTCTAGTGCGCCAACATCGGCGGCACGTTGGGCTTGTAGTTGCTCCTGTTGTAATTCAAAGGCTCGCTGTGATTGCTCCTCAAGCAAATCAAGAACTCCTGGGGTAGTTACCTCTCCTGTTACTGGGTCCTTAAGTCCCTCGGCAAAGGTCTGTATGTCCTTTAGCTCCAGTGCGGCATAACGTGGACGACCACGTTCTTCTGCGCCCAGTATCTTCTCCTGCAACACGGGGTCAGTAATGCCCTCGATGTATTCAAGTTGCGACTTCCCTGGGTCGATTGGTGGTGGTGGTGTTCCTTTTCCTCCCATAATATTCCTTATTTAGCTTTTAAAATCTTTGCAAACAGTTTAGTAGTGTATTCAACACGAGTCGGTTTGCCTTGGCGATGACGGACTCCAAGGAGTTTCTTCGTAAGGCAATCAGGTTCGCGTTCAATAAAAGTAAGTAGCATTTGTTTCCATGCCGATGTGTTGGATGCGAATAAGAAAGCCATGAAGATAGCGTCCCCATCCTTCTTGTCCTCATCCCAGTTGTAGACAAAACTCCACTGCTCGTCCTTGTCGCAATTATACCACATGAACACGCCCTGTATGTTGGCTTCGTCATCAGCCAAAGCAACCAGCGTTCCCTTCGCTTGGTGGTATGCAACCAGTTGGCGTAGTGTTTCTTTATCCCAGTCCTCGAATACTTTTCCGTTCTCGTTCTCTATGCAGTAATCAACAATGCGGTCCACGTACGCAGTAAAGTGCGGCTGCTCTTTTGAGTTAAGGGCGGCTACTGCTGAGTTAAGGACTGGGTTATCGACTTCCATTAGTACCCGATGGCTTGCCAGTAAACGTCAGCAGTGCCACTCAAGTTGTTTATTGTTAGGCCCGTAGTTGAAACCGAACCGCCCTTAATATATACGGGATTAGTAAAGCTTGTATTTGTTGTTGACCAGCTTGCTTGGACGTTGATGATTGCGGTAGGGAATGCCGTCCCGAAGGTTACAATATTAACCCCTGTGTTGCCAGATGGAGAATCTTCCACAACACCCCATTTCATGATTAACCCATTGGGAAGCGTAACACTTTCTTCTCCAGCATAGGTGCTAGGAACAAACGGGTCACTTGCGGAGGCATCCACATAGGCCTTGATGCTTTGCTGGGTGGCCAGGGAGGTATCGCTGTCCGATACCATGTCGTCCTCGTCCAGAACGCTAACCTCTTGCGGGGCAGTAGCCGAACCAGAAGTATTGCCAAGCACTTTCATGTCATCGACATCTTCAATCTTGGCTTTGGTCACGTTGCTGTCCGCAATCTTGGCGGTAGTTACTGCGGTATCCGCAATCTTAGAAGTAGTAATACCACCGTCCTTGACCACGATTGCTCCGTTACTGTCAACAAAGGTGCTGGTTAAGTCAACGGCATCGTTACTGAAGGTTGCATTATCGAGCATGAGGTTCAGCTTGTCGGCTGAAAGCTGCTCGCCATTTGCGAAAGTTTTTCCTGTTGTAATTACTGACATAATATTAAGCGGTTCGTTTCCACATATGTACTACGATGTATGGCTGAAGATTGTTGTGGGGTGAAACGGATTGTCCAGTAATATCCCTATTGGAATCCGTATAGGTATCCTGCCTCATCTCAAATGAATTAGTGTATCCTGCTGGATTGCCAGAAGCATCCCAAGTGTTATCACTCCCCGTCTGTGGAGCCGAAATCATTTTTATATAATTGTCGGCAAAGGTGTTGCTACTATCTCTGTTGTTCCATTGGTGATTGTGATTCATTTCACCCTGTGTCAACGTATGCGTCTTAGCACCGCCAGTTTCTTCTGCTGTGTCGAAGTCAGTGTCTCCTGAATCAATACCAACGGGTACACGACCAGCACCAAAGGCTACCCATGTCCCGAACCCTAACAGTGTAGCAGGGTTGGTTGAATCGCTGGCATTCATGTACACGGAGCCAACGGGATAAGCCGCAGAAAAAACATTTATGGCTAGTTTACTAGCATCAATATCAGCGGATGCCGATATGTCAGCATTCACAATATTGGTTACTGTGGCCGCATCCGCAATAGTATTGAGGACGGTATTAGTTACGGTATCGGTTGGTCCGACTGCTCCATTTGTGGTTACTGTTGCCATTAAATTGCTTTCTGTGTTGAACGCATTGCGGTACTTCCCTCAGTCTCGATTGCTCGAATACGGGGTCGTCCGCTGGTGTTGTTGATTGTAAATTGTAAGCCGTATCCACGGCGGTTCCCTATTCTACCACGTATAGAAACATCTTCGTCAATGTCCAGGGTTCCTCCGTTATATGTCGAAAGGGAGCCAAGGGACTCAACCGTATCGGGATTCTCTGTCTCAATACCAATATCAAAATCAGAGGTATTGTCCTTACTGGATTGAACATGAATATCAAAGTTCTTCCAGCGTTTGCGGTCCATACTTCCGAGGGTGTACTGACGGGTCGTAAGGGCAGCAGGTATATCAATACCCTGAGCCTCGCCACCAATGAAGGTAACAATGCGGTCCTCTCCGTCCACGCGCTCATCCAGTTTATGAATACCGCCGAATCGGTTAATTGCATACACGCCACGCTGTTCGCCGTCACCAGCCACCACGAGGTTCTCAATGTCCCAATCAGTATCACCAGTCGTATCAATGGACTCCCATTGCTTGTTCAGGAAATTAAATACCAGGATTGCGTTGTTACGAACAGCATTGTCCAATGGGACAGCAATGAAGTAACGGTTATCAAAGTAAGCCGCAACGGATTGTTCCCATGCATCCTTGTTAATACGCTGAATGGTTTCGTTGATTGGTTCACTTAGCGGTGTTTCAGTACCACGAAGATTGTATTCATCAAGGAATTGGGTTCCGTACACGCCGTTATCCGAAAGGAATATAACCTGATTACCAACCTGCCTAATGGACTTACGAGCTACGCACCCAACCTCGTTAGTAAGAAGCCGAGTACTTGCGCCCTGTAAGTTAGTGGTATTCTCGACAAGATGAATGCTGTTACGGTTAAACACCAGCAAACGGTCCTCAGCGAATGAGTGCAGACCCACAATGAAGTCAGCCGTACCTGCATTGAAACGGTACTGTGCGTAAATCTGGTCATAGGTATCACTGTCCAATATATCGGATGCGATTATTTCATCAAGGGCATCCTTGGATGTAAAGCTGTTAAGTGCATCATTTACAGTGAATCTGTACGGCATTACCAACCTGCGTTGGTGATATACCGCAAACTCTGGTGCTGGCATATGGGTAAATCCTAAACCTACGGATACCTTGCGAGTAAATACTGGAGTAGATGTTAAACTTGCCCCATCGGTAATGTGTTCGTCAGTTTGGTTAGCGTCCACATAGAACTCGAATCCATGAGCCAGGGCTAGTGTTTCATCGCCACTGATTGTAATGCTTGGATTTTGCGGAACGTAGAAAACAATGTCATCGCCTGATACATCAGAAACAAATCGGCTTCCGTCAATCTTGGTATCACCGAATCCCGCAATATCAATCGGGTCCCCTATGCTCCTGCCGTGACCCGCAGCAGTAATTGTAACCCTGTAAAGAGTATCGTACTCCCCACCAGAGATTAATTGCTTGGCCGCCGCCGTGATTGAAGTAGTAGGTCCACCCTCAAATATTTTTGCGACAGTGAACTCCGCGCCAATGGTCAGACCAGAGCTTTGGTCCGCATCCAATGTTTTGTCACCTACTACAGTAACAATGCTACCAACAGAAACACCATCTTCCTGATGCACAACGCCACGGTTCTCGATTAATGCGAACTCGCCTGACGCGCACACAATTTGTACTGGCTGAGTGTACTCACCACTAGCTACCCTAGTGAACTCAGGTGTCCCAGAAAAGTCCCCGTCCCATTCAAGGGCAGTCTGACCATTGCGGAAAATAAACACCTTGTTAAAGGCTTGAATCATATCTGACGCCACGGGAACGGTTTCGCCTACTGGATAAACAATGTCGGTAGTCTCCCCCGTTTTGAGGTTCTTGGCTACTACTTTTGAATTGGATGCAATCAAGAGGTACTGACTAGCATTGGAAGCTGGGTCACTGTACTCCGTGCTTGCGTAAACTTCGGTAACATTGGCTTGTTCCAGGACCATGTTGAATCCAACAACGGCCTGGGTTGTAATATCGTTCAAATCAAAAGGAAGTGTTTCGGGCAGGACAACGGCGGTTGTGTATACTTCATCAGCACCAGTAAGGGCATACGTAATTGTGCTAGTAGCACCTGCATCAGTAATGCCAGTAATTGTATGTGTGCCATTCGGGTCAGTAGTCACGAACTGAACACCATCAACGGTAATCTCATCGCCAACCTGGAAGTCATAACCTGGCTCCACTGCTGGCTCATCAAGAACAAGCGATACTACATTGCTCGTCAGGCTAGCGGACTCAATAGTAGTAGGCAGCATAGTAGTCACCCCATCGCCAATCTCGGCAGTAGTCGGAAGACGTAGTACATCACCACCTACCGCAAACGGAGCCTCGATAAGCTCGATGCCCTTGCGTACCTGCGCTTCACCGTTACGGTCCAAGCGTATATTTTGGGCATCAGCAAGCATCCCCGCCTGAAGCTGGTCAGGACGAAGGCGATTATTGAAACCAACAAAACCGACATCACCATCCTTGGCAACGCGGTCATCTCTTGCTCCGTATGAACGATATTCAGGCATTAGCAGTTCCAGGCTCGGCGGCTCCAGTAGTTAGCGGATAGTTTGTTTGACTTGCCCTTGATGCCAGCACTACGAGCGCAGTAGCTTTTCTTACGGGCAGGACGGTCCTTCTTGATTGTCATGTTAGCATCGCCGAAACGGACCAGCTTTTCCTTACCACCCTGGCAAGCCTTCACGACAAATTTCTTCCCGCCCTGGACTTCACGGCGTGGCACGTTGCACTTCATCTTGGATTTATCTGCCATTACTTTTTCCTTTTGACTGGTTTTACTCTTCGGGGTTTACCCGCTGGTTGTCCGAGACTTTTCTTCTCAGCTACTTTCTTTTTCTTCTGCGATGGGGTCAGTTCACTCGCAGTCACAGGGGTTCTTGAGCTTACACGCTTCGATGGTCTGCAATATGGCGTACCTCGCTTTTCTCCCGCTCGTCTTCCGCAGGGCTTTCCTGAGCGGACATCCACCCATTCCTCCTTGAACCACCGCTTGAGGGCTGCTCCTTCTTTTGTTTTCCGTACAGCCATTACTTTGCATTCTTTCGTTTGCCCCAGTTGGCGGCTCCTACCTTGCGGCACTTAGCGATTGCCCCACTTGCATAAGCAGATGGGAAGACCTTGTAACGGGCCTTTACTTTTTTATAACAAGCGTCCTTGGACATTACTTTCTACCGTAGCCTTTACCTTTACCGCCAAGCTCGCCGCATGAACCCTTGCTTGATTTACCTGCCATTTTACGTCCGTACATATTATTCCTTTATTTTACTTGTGATGAACCAAAGTAGAATCCTACAATGGCGAGTGCTGTCTGGCGAACCTCTGGGAGTATAAGATAACCCTGCGTATGCACCAGTTTAGAGCCTTTAAATAGCCCTAGAAAGCCGTTTGATTTTTCTTGAAGGGTGACACCTATGTCGGTGAATGCAAAGACCGCAGGGAGGAATATAATGGCAACTATGACGCTGCACGTTATAACCCTGCGCATCCATACTCCCCCACGAGCGGATGCTTTATCGGCAGAAATATCGGCAACCTCCTGCGCCTCCAGCATTTGCTGGAATAATCGGGTCTGGTTCTGCGCCTGTGAAGCAATCATTTTCATTACGAAACCTGATACGCCTCCGCCAAGCATAGCTAATAGTTCTGGTGTCATTTCCTCAGTTCTTTAATTACCTTGATGGCTGATGCTGCCATGTAAACAAATGTAGCTACACCAACACAGAAGCCTAGTATCTCATTGATTGGACTAAGGCTCAGGGTGGCAAAGAAACCACCAGTGCCTATTACGCTTCTGTATATGATGTCTTCCATTTTAGATTTCCTCTACTGGTGGGAAGGTTACTTCCTCTACTGCGCTGGATTGTTCCTCTTCTGTGAGGTTGTAACCCGCAACAGGCAAAGCCCACGAAGCTGCACCGATTAGTGGCTTCTTGGTAATGCTAGGGGAGGACACGTAACGGGTTCCTGAACCTACCTTATGGTAAGCAAGCCCACGTGCGATGCCCTCTTGTTCTGAGCGTTCCATCGCTTCTTCTTTTGTTTCAAATAATAGGTACATAATTAAGGTAAGGTTATGCCGTATGCTTCGGCAATGTTAGATTCGATGTCTGTGCGGTTAGCTGATTGGTCAGAGTTATATAAAACAATTTCGGTAATTTTAACTGTACCAGATACGCCAACAGTAAATGTGTCCCCAATGCGATTTTTGTCGGGGGGAGCAATAACATTCTGTGTTCCAGTAGCAGTGACTAAATCTCCCCCATCAATGTATGAGCTAAGTGAGAGGGAAGAATTATCCCAAAGGACTGTTCGTAAATTAACAATATCGTCATTAATAACTGAGTTATTGATTGATGCACTGCCAGCAGATGCCCTTGGCTGTCTTGTTGCGCCGTTGTCGGACATACCAAAGGTTCCAGACAATCCTTGGTTGTTGTTATCGTAACCTAGTATTATATTCCAGTCACTATTTAGTTCACGTTCTGTAACTACGAACGCACTAATGTCATCGCCAGTTGCAAAGAAAGGGTCAAACTCCAGATAGTTACGATTGGTATTTGTGTGAAAAAATTGAATAGTAGGGGAACCATTTTCGTCAGTCATCAATGCACCTGAATCTACAATCTGTGGTTGCAGTGATAACACAGGGTGAACTGCATTATTGCTATTACCTGATTGGTCATACCAAGTCTCAACATATCCGTCTTCGGCAGCCGTATAGATGTCGTGGTAGTTGTTGATGTTGGACTCAATCTTGAAGCGGTTGCTGGTCTGGTCGGACTTGTAGGTAATAAGTTCCGCAATCCTACCTGTATAAAAACCAGTATCTGCATTAGCACTCGAACCAATGTATGATTCTAATGATGTTTCCGTATTAACCGTAGCCGCTGTAGCTGTACCGTTTACTGCTCCATTAAGATAAGGCTGGAATGTAGTCTCGTTATATATAAATCCAGTAAGTGATTGAACACTTGGAGTCATTGGATTACCAATCAACGTAGTGTTTACCCACAAACCAGCCTCAGCAGCGGAACCATTAAGAATGAATTGCGACGAATAAGGGGTCAAGGAGTCTCCCTCCGTTAATAAGTACTTTCCTGTATTACTAGGACCTGGAGTAGCTACAGCAAACACACTCGCTGGATTCTGTGATAACTCAACAATGTAACCGTTAGTTGTTTCCAGATAATTACCAACCCCATCAAAGTCAATACCATCAGCAAGCAATGCACCCGCCTCAGCAATCTTTGGCTGGTCGCCAGCAACAGTCTGCGTAGCGTGATTATCGTTTCCGCTTTGGTCGTACCAAGTGACTACTGATGCGCTGTGTTCAACAGCCTCTATCTTTAAATCTTTAATGAATAGGTGGTCTCCAGTTGTGCCGTTGAATATACTTTTAGTCCCTCCTACTCCATCGGTTGCGGAAAGTTGCAGGTAAAACCTATTGGTGTTTCCAGAGCTTTGTTCAAAGGTGAAGTCTTCCCACGTGTCATCCGCTGTGAAGAATTGTGGACCAACATTTCCGCTTAAAATCCCACCAGCAAAAGAAATTCCCAGCTTGCCGCTATCAACATTACTTGATGGTCGGTAAGCCTTAAAGGTTATCTGAAAATTAGTTCCTGTTCCTATTGGAGAAATTATGTCATAAGTACGATGAACAGTAGCGACAACAGTTTCTACTACTGACAGTTTTAAAGCATCGCTTTCTCCCCCTATGGATTGCCCAGCCGTAAGAGTAACATTGGCTGGAAATACAAAGCCATCGGTAGAAGAACTAAAGTCATACGCAATAAAGGTAGTATCCTCAGTCAAGAAGTCACCCAGAGTTGTAGGGACAATAACACTAAGCTGTGGGCTTCCGTTCACTGTCCAGCCCAAGGATTCAGCTTGTGATTGTTTTCCGTTCCAGCTTACTGCACCAACAGTAAGAGATTGTATCGAGCCTTTAAAGTTAGCTCCAGAATATCCATCCCCTATTTGAGAATTAACCTGCTGTGGCGAACCACTTGAAGTTTGTGTAGAAGCTGTGCCACCATTTAGAGTTAAAGAATAATCATCACCGCTACGACTAAATACAATCGTGTTAATTTCATTTAAATTAAATGTATTAGAAGTTGTAAATGAACCTACTCCATTTAGGAATACAAATAATTGCCCATCATTTTGAATTTGTAATACTGTTCTGCCAGTTCCACTGGCAGTTCCCTGACCTAAAATTGTAGCGTCAGAGGAAGGATACGCTGTAACGTATGCGTTAATGGTCAACGTAAAGTCAGTGGTGGGAAGCAACGCAGTATTAACATCAATGTCATCATCAACTCCATCAAACAAAATAACTCCAGCCCTATTGAGACCTAACTCTGCTTGCTCTATAAGCGAACTTGCGCTTACCTTATCGTTACTGTCGAACTGCACGTTTACCTCAACATCGTCAGAGGACCTACGGATGTGAACTGCGTCACCTGTGTAGGCACTACGCAACTTACGTAAGCCGTAAGCGGCTGCTGATGTCGCAATGTCAGCAGGGAGCGTTGTCTCCTGCTTGCCGTTTACCCAGTCCTCAACACCAGAAACTGATGTGAAGTCCAGTTCCGCTTGGTCCGAATCCCTGCGGACCTTTACGATTGGACCGCTGTATGCACTCCCAAGTCGGCGTAAAGAATAAGCGGCTGCGGAGCCACCGTATTCGTCAAGCAATCCTCGGAAGAATACTGCTGTTCTACCGAGGGCGTTCTTGAGTGCTAGAAACATCCTAGACTCTGTGACAAGCTACCAATCCAGATGTAAGAACAACCGCCGAAAACTGACCGTAAAGAACGGTTCCAGCAGGAATGGTTGCTCCAGTAATTACCTGGAGACTAGTGTCAACATTAGAAGATGTAAGGGTTCCAAACACGGCATCATTAAGCACTTGAATCGCACCGATTCGTGTGAGTGTAGCAGTGTCACCTGCGCCAAGAATTTGTGAGCCAGCAGAAGAGAACTCTAGTGTATTGTTTCGTGAACTTGCCATTTTTGTATTATATCACAGGGGTTTTGCTATCGGGCTTGCCGATTAACGTAAGTTGAAAAGCGTTGTTTTACATTCGTATTGTTATTGATTAAATCAATACGCTCAAGCTCTAGTGCCAGGTAGTTACCTGCGGTCTGCTCTTCGATGAGAGCCTTGTCAGTCTGGCCATCCATACGAAGGAAGTCAGCATAAGCAGCGTGAGCAATGTAATGAAAGAACTCAGAAGGAACAGCAACCGTACTGGTTGTGTAATTAGATGTTACCGTAAACGGGGTGAACTCTTTCTTGTAAGTTACGAACACCGATGTAGCATCCGCAGTAACAAGGTTCATTATGTGCGCCCCACTTCCGTCAACATAGAACTCGAACTCCAGGGCGGAGTTACGTAAGAATGGCTCAGTCCTATGAATGCGGATGAACTCACCAATGTTGTCCTTGCTGGTTTCGGCGTAAGGAACTGTCTGGGCTGGTGATGTAGCAATATCTCGTTGTTCGCCAGTTACCAAATAACGGGGCCACATTTGGCTTGTTTGGAAAGCCTCAGAGAAACGGCGGTTAATAAAATTAGCAACGTCATCCTGCTCGGAGGACGCAAAAGAACCAACCCCCGAAAGAGATTGGATTAATTTAAAAAGGTCGCCGTATAGTCTAGTTTGCATTATACTTGGTTCGGGCTAAGTTCTGGGAACTTTTGATTGTAATACTTTAGAAATTTTTTGGAATGAATCTCGTCATGTCCGTATTTGTTTGTCAGCCTGAAAAACTCACGGGCTGGCATAGTGGCAACAGGTTTTCCGAGCACGGGATGTTCAGTTCCCTTGAGTGCGGTGGCTTCCTTGACTGCCTGATTGAGTCGTTGTTGTTCGGTGGCTTGCTCTAGTTTGAAACCATTCTTGATTTCGCGCATGAAAGCTCGGTCAATCTCGCCGTCCGAATACTTCTTTATGTTGGGTACAATTATATCCATATAGAAAAAGGGCGGGGGGAACGCATCCCCCCCAACCCAGATTCAATTCGATTAGCTTGCGGAAACGATTTTACCGTGCGCTCCTGGGTGGTAAACACCGAGGGTCAATGCACAGTCAACGTAACCACGCTCACCGCCACCTTGATTAGGTAGGCGAGTGCTTCCCATTGGGATAAGCTCGTGAACACCGTAGTAGTCAGGGTTGACCAAGTAACCAGACATTCCTGCGATACCAGCTTGTGCGGGCATACAGTCAGGGTTACCGTTTACGATAGAAACGATACCGTGGTCGCTTTGGTACAGGTCAACGGAGAGCTTGATGCTACCGCTTTCGCCGTTGTAATTAACATTACGTACAGAAGAATCTGCGGAGTCAGAAACACGAGCGAAGTCACTGATGTCGTTACGAAGAGCAGTGTCAGCGACAAGCATAAGGCTGTCGGTGTTTCCAGTTACCTTGAAAATCGAGGTAATGATGGAGTTAAGCTCGGACTCAGCGAAGTCACCTTCGGCAACAGTTACGTCAGCTTGTGAAGCAGCAGGAGTACGGAACGCGGCAGGGATGTCTGCGTCAGTTCCACCAATCCAGCGACCAAGACCACGAAGGGTGTAGGGCTGACCAGCACCGTCTTCGACATTCTTGTCGTTGTCGGAGCAAAGAGTGAACTCGATGTCACGCTTTAGTTCGCGGATAGATTTAGCTTCGGCTTGTGCAATCTTGGCTGGGCCAACGGAGTCAACAGCTTCTTGAAGGTCCGAGACTTGGTAGTCACGGCGGAACTTCTGAACGTAGTTACCGAGGCGGCCACGGCCAGCGAACTTGTCGGAGGCAGCACTAAATGCAACGTCAGCACCTTCGGAGATACCAGCAGAGCTAGGAGCCGCAAGGCTGTCAACAGTCCACTCTACGTTAGTAGCAGAGGCACGTTGTTTGTTAGCACTTGAGAGAACGGGAGTTTCTTCGGGTGCGAGGATAGTGAGGACATCAGTGAGGTCTTCACGGTTAGAGACACCAGAACCTACGATAGCAGGTGAGATGGGGTCGAATGTATTTGAGAAGTTAGCCATTTTAAGTATTAAATGATTATAAGTGAATGATTGTAATTAACGGCGGTTAGCCATTTTAAGTTTTCTAAGTTCGGCGAAATCGCGTGGGTTACCCGATTGTTTAAACCTAGCCTCTAATTCCTTAAGGGCTTTGGCTGTTCTTCCAGCAGCCTTTTCGGGCTGTGCAGCGGATGGATTGCCTGTCTTGGGTGGGTTAAGTTTTGGGCTTGATGGCTTGGCACTTACAGCCTTGCGTCCATAGATACTGTTTACGCCATGAGCGAACCAGTAATCCAACTGAGATGCAATGTCAGGGGCTTCCTTTCTCAGAACCTTTTTAAGTTCCTTGAATCTTTCGTCCCCAACTACGGCCTCGTATTGTTTGCGGGTGTCGTTGTCCTCACCTTGTAGCCATTCTAGTTCATCTTTTGCTTTCGCTTCAAAGCCTTGAGCCATTTGCTCTGCTTCTTCTTGCGATTGAAGAACTCTTAACTGGTCAGGTAGGAATGTCTTTTGAGCCTTACGTGCTTGAAGCAATGCTTTCCGCACATCAGCCTTAGTCATATCCTTACCCTCTACTTCGGTTACTACATCGTCAGCAGCATAGTTGTCGCTTTCAAAAAGAACATCCTCTGCCCACTCCACAATATTGCTAACTTCATCCGCCTTATCTTGCAAACCTTCGATAGTCTCGATGTTGCCAAAGGGGTTGTTGTCAACCTTCTTGGGTGTGTCCAATGGGTTTTTCTTTTCTTTAAGCGAAGCCTCCAAGCTTGCTAACCTTTCCTCGGCTGACTTGCGTTTAGCTGTTAGCTCACCATAGCGAGCAACCGCACGACTGCCTAGTTTATCGGCTAGTTCCCTTAACTCCTCCTCGGACATATCGTCCAGGTCCAACTGTGAAAGAACGTCTTCGGACGGTTCCTCGGTTGTTTCCTCAGTCTCCTCTTGAGTTTCCTCAACGGTTTCCTCGGCTACTTCCTCGGTTGCTTCTTCTTCAACTTCTTCATTTGCCACCTCAGCGGGTTCCGCCTCAGTTTGCATCTGTCCAAGTCTCCGATGAGCGAAGTCCGTAACGGATATATTAGTATTCTCCACTGAATTTGTGTCTGCCTCAGCGTTAGCAGTTGCGATTTCGTCAGTCATAATTTGTCCACTCATTTACGCCGAGCGATGGCGATGGACGCATTATAACACCTATGTTTACAAACTGTCTTTAAAACGTGAACGCAACTGTTCCCATCCAGCGAACTGTAAAATTTGGTCATAGGTAATAATCCTACCTGAGACTTGCTGGATATTATCCGTTGTGGATTCGTGAAGCTCACCAATGGCTTCTTCACGGAGATTGTGTATCACTCCCATAAATCGAGCAAAATGCTCATGGTTGTGCAATGCTTGTAGGTCGTTTTCGATGCTCATAAATTATTTCGCCGCAGATGCCATCAATGATACGGTTCTTGGTCCTCTGGACTTAACCTGCTTGTACCAATTACTATCTACCATTTCGTCAGCGGCAGTCCTGTAATCATTCTGAACTAACGCCGCTTTCATGTTCTTGAATTTATTTAACTTGGTTAGACCAAGATTAAACGCCATGTCCACAATGGCTTTTTTAACTGGCTCAGGTCTTTTATTGAACTGAGGGTCAAACTTGCGGGCATCATTGAAGGCTTGAGTAAGGCTGTGATTGTAGAGTGTGATTACTTCGTTCTTAGTAAGTTCACGACCAGCAAGGACTTCCTTGAGGTCAATGCCTGACTTCTTCAAGAAGCTTTGGTTTCCAGCATCCTCAAGATTAAAACCGATACCAATAGTCCGATTGCCCTTGGTGTCCTTGTAGACCTTGCTTAGGTTGCCCTCGTTCTCTTCAAACATTGCTAAGTAATCCATCGAACGCTTTTCACGTGCGCGTTCCATAGCGTACTCCTGTGCTGTTTTGTTATCTGCCATCCGAAATGTATTGTTCAAGTGATTTGCGTTGTTCAGGCGTAGCCATTGCGCTAGGGTCGCCACTATAAATGCGAGCAAGAATAGTTTGGCGCATAGCCTTTGGATTCTTTTCATATTCAGTTCCTTTAAAAAACTGTTTCTGTTTATCCGTGACCTTTACCTTGGGGTCAAAATCATCCTTCCGCATTTTTAAACGCAGTGCTTCATTTTGTGCCACGGCAGATAACTCACGTACGTTTAATCCGCTATAAGGGTTTAGGATAACCGTATCATCCTCGGCTGCCATTCCAGCAACCTCTGGTCGGCCACGAAAAAAATCATCCTCACCAGGAAATAACTTGGAGCGAACCTTAAAACCAAACATCTTTTCCGATGCTCTTTTTTGTGCGTACTCCTGTGCTGTCTTATTGTCTGCCATTATTTTAAAAGGAATCCTTGTTCACTAATGCTGCCATGAATTTTCTTGGCGTAGGCATCAGCTTCTTCTTGTGTTTTAAATTTAGGATAACGGCTAAGGCCCATTTTTTTTGCAATCTCTACCGCCTCTTTGTTATCCAGTTGTTTGCCGCCAACCATTGTTGGCAAAAGAACATGAACAGTCTTGTCGCCTTCCCCAAAAGAAAAAGTGCCAATCTTGACGTTGCTTTGACTGCCATCCTTGTTTTTAACAAATGGATGCTTCGTAGGAAAAATACGAATAGTGGGTTTCTTGTCAGGCATTACTGCATTCCTTGTGTTTGGACATTACCCATCTGTGCTGGGGCTGTGCCTACACGACCAATCTGAGCATTCTGTGCTTGTTGCATTTGGAAGGTATATTGACCAGCGTACTTCTCAAGGCGAGCAGCAAAGGCTTCATCGGTCTGCAAACGCTCCGCAATATCTGGCTGCTGTGCGTATTGCTGGATAACCTGCATTGCAATCTGCGCTCCCGCTGGACGGGCTGGCATTTCAATACCAGAGAATATCTTTGTAAGGTCATCGGTTACATCCTTGACCACTTGTTGCTGTGCGCTTTCAACTGGTTGTAGAACAGCGTCAGCCATGATTGGGTCAATGCTAGCGGCAGCAATATCCAGTAAGCTATCAACATTCATGCGACCATTCGCATTTAATTGATTCAACGCCACGAACTGCTGTAACTTGGACTGAACCGTTTCGGGGTCAGTGTTCTGCACATCGAAGCTAATAAGGATGTCAAAGTTTTCGTCAGGGTTCCCCTTGTTGAGGACCTGCGGGTCAGGGATACCTGTTACGCGGAAGAAGACTTCATCGGGTCCAAAACGCTGGAAGCATTTGTAAGCCATACGAAGCACCTCGGCAGTGTGGCTAAGGAACTTGTCCACCAAGAACTGTTTACGAACTTGGCTGATGGATGAGTTCTCGTCCAGTCCTACAAGGCGGTCAGCCAGTTGCAGTTGGGTATTCTCCATCTCAAGCGAGCCACTGTTATAAGCAGGGGTAGGAGCGAAGTCCAGGTCACCTTTGCGGCGATAAGGAATCATACGTCCTGGTCCCCAGTCACTTGGGGCTTGTCCAACGGGGTGCAGAATAGGCGGTAATGTCGCTAGGCTGTTTCTGTCAATGCGTGAATCCCGCTCAACCTTGACCTGATTCTGGATACCCCGAAGGACGGAAGGAATAGTAGTAGCATCATATAGACGCTTGCTGTCCTCGGATAAGCGAGTGACAACTACTGGATAATCTTCGTAGCCATTAAGAAGTTCAAACTTAGCGTAGCCCTGCGTGAACTCGTCACCGCTGAACTCCTTGTGGAATACCGTGCAGTAAATGCCCTCTGCGCCGTCTTCTTGGTCAACTAGGCGTTGGTATCCGTAGCAGATTTCAATTAACTCTTCGGCTTCGTAAGCATTATCAGTAAGGCTAATAGAGCGGCGACCTTCTTGCTCGCGCTCAATACTGTCGATATTAACACCTCGGTATTTTTCAATAACGTGTTCAACAAATCCTTCATCCCATCCATCGGTTACAACTTTATTTTCTAGTTCTTGTGGTGTGTAGTAAGTACGCCAGAAACAATAGGGCGCACGTTGCGGGTCAGTAACGTATGGTGGGAAAAAGAAATCACCATCGGGCGCAAGTGTCTTAACATCTGGTGCATTGACTTGACGGCGAACAATAGGAAGTTCAGCTACTCCGCTTTTACGTAATTCTTTGATTGCTTTCTTGGCCCGCTTGGTAGTGCTACCTGGGAAAATATTTTGAATCAAAAGAACAAGCTCATCGTCCATTTCGCCTGAGTTAATCGCGTCAGCAATCTCTGGTGACATCTCGGCAATCTGGTTCAGGTCAAGCGTTTGCAGGAACCTGCGGTCCTCGCGCTGCCATCCAACATAGGTAATCAGAATACCACGCTCAAGCAGATAGTTAGCACCGAGTTCCATTTCACGATAGAAACGTGGGATATAACCACTTGATACCATCCATTTCAAGAAACCAGATACTACCTTGCTGCGGGCAATGTCACCGCTCTCAACTGGGAAAGCACGGACGTTTGCACGATTTAATGATGCCATGAACAGCGATACTAGTCGAGTAATGCGCTCATCAATAACATGGCACTCAGTGTCCGATGCACCCTCCCAAGGGAAAGCATCAGCACCGTGCTTGCGGTGGTCACGGCTCTTGCCAGGCCACCAGTTGCGGCGGTCGTCATAGGACGTGCGGCACAGGTCAAAATACGCCTCAAGCTCATTAACCGTTTGGTCATAAGCATAGCGCAGGGTTGTAATATCGGGTTCGTCACTTACGTAAGTAAGGGACTCAGAAATTGAATCATTCTGCATCGTCAGGATTTATTCTCTTTTGAATTGAGTTAAGCAACCGAATAGTATAGGTCGAGGATACGCCTATTGTATCACATAGCTCTGCATTGGTCATCGGTACTTCCGTCATGTGCAAAACATAGCGTCTAAGAATCTCCCATGAGGATAATCTATCGGCTTGTTCCCTGCACCAATCCCTATTGAGGGTAATATCTTGCTTACATGACATGGCGATAGGTAACCCCCTGTGTGTCCTCGATTGCTTCAAAAATAATTACCTTACCCACGAGCCTACCTTGCCAGCGGCGGTGAATCAAAACGGGTACACGCTTATTTGTAACTGGATGCCTTACATAGTTCCACTTGGGGTTCGGTGCTTCTTGTAACACAACTCCCTCAAAGTGCTTAGGAATAATCTCAGTAATACAAAAGGAATCCTCTAGTATTTTAGTTCCCTCTTCGGTAACCCAGGTGTTCTTGCCTGTCCCAGTAAGACTACCTTCGGGCAGTTTTTCCTGAGCCATCTCAAGAGCTTCATCGAACTCAATCTCGTGTTCCTCTACTATCTGTGTTAGTTTTTTCTTAGCCATTAATATCCTCCTTGTCCTGTTGTGGTGGCGTACATATCATTTGAAGCGAAGTAATCAGGTCCGTAGCCACCATTGGACATTCGCAAGTAACGAAGAATATCGAAGAAGTCCTTAAGGGCCTCATCGTTCTTTCCTCGTGAGTTATAGTTAATCACACTTTCGATAAGGTTTCCGCAGTCCTCGTGTATGTAGCATTGAGGGCGGTTGGCCTCATCAATGTCATAGTTAGGATTATACGTGAACCACTCATCAAGGGCAGTGCAGCCAATCTGTTCAGTCTGACCATCGGAGGGCAAGAAGCTCAACCCGTAGTCATTAAATTTAGTAAAGAGGTCAATATTGTTCTCGTTCTCCTTGGCAAAGAAACGGGAGTCCCCGATTCTCTCCATTACATTAATCCCTAGTTCATCCTCAATCTCCTTGAATACTTCAGTATAACGCTCCACGTCATAGCCGAACTTCTTAGCTGCTGGGCCGTATCTCCACTTCGGGTCCCCGAACAATGCCCACTCACCGTAACTACCCCTGTCAGGCCATTCTTTGCGGATATATATTTCACCTTCGGGGGATACACCAGCCCATAGTGCCACATAGTTCCTAGCAAAGGCTGGGTCAACTACCTGATACCATGTCAATGATTTTACATCTTCTGGGAATACCATCCCGTATTTATTGGGTTCCTTGTTTAGAACATTTATCTCTGGACTAAAGTTAGGCAGCAACGAAGTCATTGACTTAGTAGGCAAGCCATACGCACGGACCATTATCTTATCCTCGTTCTCGTTACGCAGGTCCTTGGCTATACGGTCATAGCCCCCAAAAGGATTCTCGTCCGAGTGCAGGTAAACAACCCCAGCATCCCGCTCAGGGCTGTATTGCTCAACTGGAACCTCGCGTCCAAGCAGTTCTGCGTGGCGCGTCTTCAAGGTTTGTGAACCTTTCAGATACTCATTTACAAAAGGGGTATATCCGTCTATGGGTGTAAAGCCTAGAAGCATCTTACTGTTTCGGGTAGCAAGCCTGAACCGTAAAGTATTAACTAACGCTGCATCGCCCAGGTATTCATCCAGCCATGCCCCGATGTTAAGGCCCGTGGGGTTCTTGAAGCCGAACTCAAAGCCCTCAAGGATAGTCTGGTTATTGCTGAACTGCGTATATGTCTTGAAGTCAACCCGTGTTCTGGTGTCGGGGAAGATGAAGCTACTGCCAGTGAACCCATTCTGCATTGAGAAGTTGATGTAGCCGTCAATGCTCTTAGTTTTGCGCCTGAACTCCTTGGGCATCATTTCCCACACCGCAGCCTGTTGGACCTTTACGGAGGTGTCAGCGTTCTGTGAGAAGCATACAACGTATCCGTCCATCTCATTAGTAACGGACTCCATTAACATCTTGGCGCAACCAGTGGTTTTACCTGAGCGGTTACCCCCGAAGGTAATTACTTCATCATATTTGGTAAGTGCAGTTCGCATTCGGGACCAGCCCGCCAAATCAAAGCCATGTCTAAGTGGGTCCTCTTCGGCCGCACGGATGCGTCCCTCGTGCGCCTCATGGAGCTTTTGAAGAAGTTTGGGGTCCAACTCCCCCAGGGATACTATCACCTCGTCAGAGGGAGCCTGGAGAATTGGGTGCTGTGTGAACTCAAGCATCTACTTGTTTGCCGTTTACCCGCACGGTAACTTTGCGGTCCGTGGGCTTCTTGCTCCAGTCAATGTCATCGTGGTTCTTGCTTTGCTTTTCAGCGTTATGTCCCTTTCGGGGTGCGTGTCCTTTTCCCATTTTTTACCTCCGTGTATAATCCGTTTAGTTTCTGAATGCTATATATCAAAGTGTCAATTAGCTGTGCCTGTTTCAGGATTACCTGATACTGGGCATCAATTCGGCGTTGCTGGCTGTCCATCTTTATCTTAACCGAATCCAGCTCGTCCCAGATGTATTGGATTGAGAAGGCTGATGATAAAGCTATGGCTACTACCACGGCACGTGCAACATTGATAATCCTGCGGTTGATTAGTTCCTTGCTCATGTTAGTCCTCGCTCTCGTCCTCATCCTGGTTTGAGTCATCCTCGTACTCGTAGTCCCAATCAATATCAAGCGGGTCACTGGCATTTAAATCCTCCAACATCTCCTTAGCTAGCATTTTGCCTACTGGCGTGTTGGTGTAGTCATAGTACATATCTCCGTCATCGTCCATTACAATGAACAAGAAGCTGGGGAAGTGTTCAGCTAATTGCGCCCTAATGTCGGCGTAAAGGTTGTCGTGTTCTTGGTCAAGTATCATTGTTCCTCCTTGTTGATTATTTCTGCGTCAATTATCTTTGCCTTTTCAATGCGGTCCTTGGCGGCCTTGATGGTGGCATCGTAGTCCTCCTGGGTGTAAACCTTTCTGTCCTCAGTAATTTGCGTAGCTTCACCACGGGCTGTTAATGCCTCACGTGCGGCGTTAGCCTTTGCTATTGAGAGTTCCTTGAGGTCCTTGAAGCCAACCTCCATTTCGGGGTCATTCTCCATGCGGTCACGCACCTTATCAATCAAGTCTTCCTCTAGGCTGCTGAGATTCAAATAAGCCTTTGCCGCAATCCTGCCGCTGAGGTCCTTGAACTTGCCCATGTGGTCGGCGTAGTCCGCAAGGACAGATATAACGGTCTCCCTCTCGAAGCCGTATTTGCGAACAAGTCTCGTTTGCGAACTCCCTGTGGAATATAAGTAAAGTAACTTAGCCACCTTTTGCGGGTCATATACGCTTAGGCTTTTTACTTGCAGTGCCTCCTTCTGGGATGCTATCTCGCGGATGCTGTCCGCAATCTCCTGCATTAGTTCTTCTTTTTCTTCCATGATTAGATATTAGTATAACTTATTGATTACTGTCAAATCAGGAATACAGTGTATTTCTTTCTTGACGGTGTAAGCGTCCATGATACAATCAAAGCCTACCTTAAGGCAGCAACATCATACGGCTTCTACATCATAAGAAGTAATACAAAAGTAAGAGCCATACGGCTTGACTGACCAAAGGAAGGGCTACCTTAAGGAAGGGAGGCCATAAGGTAGGGGTGACTTGGGATTCGCCGAACTAAGGCCAGTCCAGCCCATGAGGAAACCTGCGGGTTCCGATACGTCCCCCCGAAGGGGGCCATGAGTGCTACTTTTTTTTGAGGGGTCCCTGATGTATATACTCTACAACGACCGCCCGAAAATCTGACCCCCACCCCCCCCCTATAACTTTTGCTAATGCTGGCAGTAATTAGTATTAATGGCAATCAGGTGGCAAGTTTTCCCCGTGCATGAGTGTTTTTTCTTTTTGTCAAAGGGTGATGCATTGCGTGCATGATTGCGTGCATGATTGCCAGCTTTAGACCCTCAAATTTAGGGGGCGGAAAGGGTTCAGTTATTTGGATTTTTGCGGGATAGGCGGTTCAAAACTAGTGATTGCGCTGCGGTCTTATTTGTAGTAAATTGTAAGCCTAACATTAATTATTAACCAATAAATAAATATCATGAAAAACACTATAAATAACCTAAACACCGCAATTTCAGCTCTCAATTCCGCCGCGCTGTTTCTGGACGATAATAACAAAGCGGCTGCTGAATCTATTGAAGCCGCAATTTTCACGCTTGTGGAATTGTTTGCCAGTCAGCATGACGCCATTTCAAATAATGGAACTGAAAAGGCGATTGAATTACTTACAGAAATTATTAATGACGATTTAACCAACCTATAACTTAACCTATAACTTAACCTATAAATAAATAAACATCATGAAAAAAATTACTGAAACAATCGCAAACGCCTTTGCACAAGGCTCTAAAAAATCCATTGGTAACACGGAGACAGAC